GCCCGAAATATCACCGCGGCGCACCAGTTCTAACGCTTTGTCGCCGTCCACGGTGTTAGGCGCGTCAAACTCAAAATAAACGCCCTTATCGTCCACTCCGTAGGTAAGCGTACCGGCTCCGTTCTTACTACGGGCTAATATCAGCTGCCTATCGTGGAACATCGTAAACTTAATGTCGCAGCCGTCTAACAATTCCTTAGTAACTGCGCCCGGTGCTATAATCTCGCGTGCCTCTTCGTCGTCGTAATCCCACAACGGCGCAGACGGGGTATTAAACAGAATAGCGTAACCGGTAATAGTACGGCTTTCCGCTTCGCCCTCCTTTGCCTCACGCACTCGCAAATCGGTTACGGTGTGCAGCAGGCGTTTAATAACTTCGTTTTTATTCTTCGCCATTTTCTTCGTTAGGTTCTGTAACCGGTTCTGCCGGTTGGGTTTCTATTGGTTCTTTCGGTTCTGCTACCGGCTCAGTCGTTTTGCCTGCCTCGGTAATGCCTTTGAGGTTTGCAGATACCAGTACGGTATCGCCGCCCTCTACGGCTGGCTTGTTTTCCTCTTTGCGCCATTCGTTCACAGTGTAGATACCTGCGGCTATCGTCTGCGCTATATACTTTATGCGGCTATCCAAATCGCACGCGTATAAGCCCCTGCGGTCAAACTGAAATTTGCGCTTACAGCATAAAGTCGGTGCGACTAACTTACGGTGCAGCTCGGTTTCAATCTTTCGCAAAATCGGGTTAAGCGTATTACTGAGAAAAGCCACGTTTGCCATTTCCGCAGACTTATAATTATTGCTGGTATCGTCAAAGACAAACGACGGGTGTACACCGAAAAATCGGCAAATCTCACGTACCGAAAATTTACGGGTTTCTAAAAACTGCATATCGGTACTGCTTAACGAAATCGGGCTAAACTGCACTTGGCCCGGTAACGATACTATGCGCTCACCGCTTCTAAATCTGTCGTCCAAATCGGTAGCGGTCTTTTCCAGTTCCTTGTCTTGATACTCACCGTAGCCGCGCACGCTGGTATCGTTGCTAACAATACCGCGCACGTTACCGCCATTGGCAAAGCGGTTAAGTGTTTCAGCGTCGCCGGTACTTGTAATATCCAGCGTAAGACGTGCAAAACCGATAGTAGATAAACCGGTTTTACCGTCGCGGCTGTAGTTCTTTATGTGTATTACTTCGTCCTCTCGATATACGCCGCTAACACCTGCGTACACGTCGTTAATCGTGTATGTGTCATTTACGACATCGTGCGCCACGGTGGTAGGGTCAATCAAAGCCAAACGCGCCACGTCCATAATGTTGTAATCGTACACCGGGACGATATAGGCGTTACCATTCAGTAGCAGATACTGTACAACCTGCCGCCAAAAATCTACTGCCGACATATAGGCGCACGGCTGGACGTTCAAAAGATAATGCAGGCGGCTACTTTTGTCCTCTACAAAAATATCGCCTTTCATACGCATATACTGGACGGGCAAATTAGCCACGCTATCCGCTAAAAGATTAACGCAGCGGTACACGGTTGCGACGTTTAGCGCGCCTGCTGCCGTAGTCAGCAAAGGTACGCCGCCGGTGCGTGGTGTCGCGCCCGTAGTATTAGCCGCGCCGCCCTCAGCCGTCGTACTGCGTCTAAACAAATTCCGTATGTTATCTATAAATCCCATTCGCAAAATATATGTGCCTCTACTATTACACAGAAAAACGGGTAACTGGTACCCGTTTTCCTCTAAATTCGATAAAAATTTTATCTTTCGTAGTCAATAAATAGGCGTAAACACATAAGTTTCGTTATAACGCCGTCTATTTTCTGCGTCTGTTTTCGCTTTACCGGCTTGCAGTTCTCCAGTTTGTCGGTATCTAAAACGGCGTTACCAAAGCAGTAGGCGTTAATCGGGTTATCGTTTATGAATATATGCCCGGTTTTCGCGCCGTGTTCAAAGCTCTCTACCGGGGCGGTAAACGTGCCGTAGGTCTGTTTTATGCCCTTAATCACGTTTCCGGCACCTGCCGCAGCCAGCATATTTATAACCTCCTGCGACTTCCACGGGTCGTAACCGATACCCAAAGTACGGACGTATTTATTAAGATACAGCACGTAATCTACTATGCGGCGGTAATCTATAACGTCGCCGTCGGTCAGTATCAAAAATCCTTTGTCGGCCCACGTCCTATAAAGTTTTTCGTTTGGGTGGCCAGGCAATGCGCCGGACGGGAAAAAATAGGCGGTATGGAAATAAAAACTTTTCTGCTCTTTGTTGTACATACCCATAGTTACCGCGCTAAAGTCGTCGCTTTCGCTTAGGTCTATTGCTACCATTGCGTCCGGCCTGCCTTTTATCGCGTCTATCTTTATCGGCTTGCTGATATGTCGGGCCAGCGTGCTACTAATCCAGCTGCGCTGCTCATTTTCGGCGTACAAATTCAGCAGTTTTGTACGGAACGCTAACATAGCCTCGCTGCCGTTACGCACAGCGTTTTTATATTCCTGCCTATAAAAGTCCATAGATACGGTAACGCCTAAATGTGGGTGTACTTTTAGCCACGTACTTTCGTCGTCCTCTGCGTCGTCTAAATCCGGCTCGAATATGTGTACAAATACGCTGTCGTCCTCATACTCTCCCATAAGTACGGATTTGTACCCCTGCAACATTTCGTAAAACGGGCCGTCGAATACGTCCGACGCGGTGGTAATTATCACCGTCAGCGGATTTTCGCGCACACCCATAGACGTAGTTAATACCGTCAGTAGTTCGCTGCTACGGGCTTGGCTAAATTCGTCCATAATTACCGTGCTGGCGTTCAAACCGTCCTTTGTACGGGCGTTGGCTGTCAGACATTGCGCAAAGGCTGTACGGTCTTTGCGGCGGCTCTTTACGGTCTGCTCGTTCACTAAATAGCGGCGTTCTTTCGGGTCTAACTTTCGCATACAGTTACGGATAACGTCAAAGCATTTTTTCGCTTGGTCGCTACTGTTGGCACCGGTGTAACTTTCCGCGTTTGCGTCGCCGTAGAGCAAATCGTAGATAGCCAGCGACGCGGTGCTGGTGGTCTTGCTGAATTTACGCGGAACGTACAGCACCACTTCGCGCACCACTCGTTTATCGCCAACCCAAAAGGCAAAGATACTGGCAAACTGGAAATACTGCACGGGCGTAAGTTTGTACCGCTGTTGCCCGGTCTTACCGGGAAAATATAGGCTTTCGTAGAAATCGCAAAACTGCCACACCTCCGTTACGTTAATGCCGTACCGGTCGCACAAATGGAAAAACCGGGCTACCGCTAACTGCTCGTATAGGTTATGTGCGTCGGGGTTTCCTGCAACCTCGCGCACATAACTATCTAACCGGCTATCCACTTCGTCCAGTCGGTAGCGTTCTATCGGCGTACCTGCCAGCAGGTCGGTAACGTCTGCTTTTGCCTGCCGTAGTTTGTCCTTTTCTTCTTCTGTCATAATCTTAGTTTACATTCCATATCCGGCACCTCTGCCAAACGCTTTGCTAAAACCTTTTGGCAAATCTCTACGTTTCGGGTTAAGTCTAATTCGTAGGGTGCTACATACGCGTCCATAATTTCGTCCAAATCTTTAAGTTTCGGCAAACGCGCCATACCCGGCATAGAGCGCAAAGCGCGCAGCAGCATTATACTACCTAAAGCGTTTACCCTCATATCTTGGTACGTAATAGGCTGGCCGACATACTTGTAGTTTAGTTCGTTCGATATAGTGCAAAACATAACTGTAAGGTCGTAACTAAACGCCTGCTTAAAATCTTCGCACGCCGCCCGGACTAACTCGCGGTGCTGCCAGTCTAAATTTCTGCGTATAAAGTCGTCGTAACTTTCGTGCAGTTTTTTTTTACGGCCCGGCTTAGTTTCATTGTTTCACTAATTCGGTGGTCGGCGCAATAGCGCAGCACCCTATCTACATAATCCCAAATAATTTCGGCTGCAGTTAGCGGTATAAAGATTTTCCGCAGTTCTAATTTTTGCTGGTCGTTAGTTAGTGGTATCATTTTCGCCGTCTGTCTTAGGTTTGATAATAGTAGGCTGCTTGCGCTTTTTCGTCAGCTTCTTTGTAAGGTCTGCCAGTGGGTCGTCGTCGGCTTCACCTGCCAAATCTTCAACGGTAAGCCCTAACGCTTTCATTTGGCGCGTTACCAATTCCTGCGCCTCCTTTGCAATTTTGAATACCGGGTGCGGTGCCAGCTTTTCGCCGTAGCGCGTGGTTTCCCACACCGTAGTTTCGGTTAGCCCGTCTATTTGGTCGTTCGCCATTTCCAAATTACGCATAGCTGAGGCCAGCGACAAAATTTGCATATCCAAACCAGCACTGTAGGTTTTGTGGGTTTTCAGCACTTTTTTTATGTCTTTTACGTAATCTTTTACTGTTTTCGCCATAATCTTACGTTTTTATGTTCTTTTAGTCCAAAGTTCCGCAATTTCAAATTTTTGCTCACACACGTAGAAAGGTGGGGGTGAGGTTTAACGGGGTGTACCCCTCTTAAAAAATACTCCCCCGGTCTTTGCTAACCGTCGCCGAAAAATTTATCTATAACCTCCCGGACGTGTTCGGCGTTGCGCTTTTGTGTCGCAGCCTTACCGCTACGCCCTAACTCCGTGTGTGTCCTTACGTGGCAGTCGTGGCATAAGGCCCGGACGTTGTGTATATCATACATACGCTGCACCCGTTCGGCTTTGGTAAATGCTTCCTCAACCGGTCTAATGTGGTGTACCTCGGTAGCAGGCGTTAATCTTCCCTCAGCCTCGCACCTTTGGCAAATAGGGTGTTTCGTCAATACATCACGGCGCAGCCTCAGCCACTTGTTAGTATGGATTAACTTGTTATACTCCTTATCCTTTGCCATAGTCATTTAATCCGTTTAGTGTGCCTGCGTACTGACGCGTCGCCGTTGGGTGTACGCTGTACGTGGCCCAAATCGTCAAACATTTCGTCGATATACCGCCCGTCGTCATCGGGCAAATCGTACTTTCGTTTATCCACTCTTTCCATACGGTCTAACAGTATATGCACAAAGGCTACTACCAACTCGCACACGTTACTAAACCCGTGTACTTGCTTTATGCTTTGCAGCCTTTCGTATGTCTGTGGGTCTATGGATATATTTACCCGTTTTCTATTACTCACGATATTTACTAATTAAGTAGTTAAGACTATCTAACAAACTCTGTTGCACTCCCTTTTTGCCCTCCAAAGCGGCAGCGGCTCTTTCGTCCACAGTACCGGCGCAGATTAACTTATACACTGTAACCGGGTGCTGTTGCCCCTGCCTATGCAGTCGGGCGTTAGCCTGCTGGTAGTGTTCCAAATTCCAACCGGTGCCAAACCAAACAATATAATGCCCTCCCTGCTGCATATTGAGGCCATACGCCGTACTCGCCGGGTGTGCCAGTAGTACGTCTATCTTTCCGGCGTTCCAGTCCTGCAAATCCTTTTCGCCTTGATATGTCCGTACCTTGTAGCCTTTCAGCCTTGCAGTTATTCGCTGTATGTCGTGTTTGTACTGGTAAAACACTAATACGCTGTTGCCGTTGGCGGCTTCCACTATTTCGGCTAACCGGTCTAACTTTTCGCTGTGTATTTCGTGGGCCTGCATATCTTCGTCGTATATCGCCCCGTTAGCAAACTGGCTTAACTTGTTCATAAGCCCGGCTGCGGAATTGGCTAATATGTTCTGCGGTTCTCCGGCGTGTTCGGCTGTAAACTCCAAAACCTTTTCTTTTTCAAACTTGGTATAAGCCGCCATAGTCTTTTCGCTCAAATAGACGTTAGCCGTGTGGGTTATCATATCCGGCAGCTGCAAATAGTCCTTTGCCTGCATACTCAGGCATATATCGGCTATCTTTGCCCGTATAATGTCCTCGCAGCCGCTTTTTACGTCGCAACGGACTATTATATTATTCCATTTGTGCGTTTCAAAGTAGGTTTCGCGGTATTTGCTAACTGATTTTCCCAGCCTTTCGCCTTGGTCTATGCAGTACATCTGCGCCCACAAATCTATTAGCCCGTTCGGTGCCGGTGTTCCGGTAAGCCCTATAACCCGTTTAACGCTTGGAACGGCGATACGCATAGCCTTAAATCTTTCACTTTTCGCAGACTTAAAACTGGTTAATTCGTCAATCACTAACGCGTCAAACGGTAATTGTCCGCCATACTTTCCAACCAGCCAAACAAAGTTATCGCGCCCGGTTACGTAAACGTCGGCTTTCTGTGCCAGTGCCATACATCGCTGTTTCTCCGTTCCCAACACTTTAACCACTCTGAGGTCGTGCAGGTGTTCCCACTTTTCGGCCTCGGTACTCCACGTAGTTTCTGCAACCTTTTTAGGTGCAACAACCAAAACGCGGCTAATCTCGCAGTCGTCTATCATCTGCTGTATGGCTGTCAGTGTCGATACGGTCTTACCTAATCCCATATCCAAAAACAGCCCACATTTAGGTTTATCCATTATCCACTGCATAGCCGTTTGCTGGTATTCGTATGGCTTGTATATCATATCCGGTTACTTTTGTAGGGTTCTAAAACTTGGTCTATTGCCTCTTTGCTGTCGCACACGTGTACCGTGTGGCCTATCTTCGCCATTTGGCAAATACGTACTTTCTGCACTGCCTTTAATGCTTCGCCCTTGCTTTTGAGTTCCACCCAAACGGTAACGCCGCCCGGCAGTAAGCAAATGCGGTCGGGATAACCCACCATTCCGGGGTTACTATACTTTAGGCACACGCCGCCCAACTCTTTTACGCTATCGGTCAAATAGCGTTCTATCGCTTTCTCCGATACCTCGGCGTGTCTAACTATATTTTCTATCTTCTTTTTCACTGCAACTAAGTTTTTGAAAATTCCTATATATTACCCTATACGCGTATAGACGTGTATTTTTTTTCGCGTAAGTGGGTTTATATCTCTGTATTACATTGTTTCTATCTTTTTATATATTCTTTGGTTGCTTTGGTTGCTAATACTTATAAACCATTGTAAAACAATAAATTTACACCGCAACCGAATAGAGCAACCGAAAAAGCAACTAAAATACACGGTTGCAAAATTCGTTTTATGCTCTCCACTGCCTGCAACCTTATTTCGGTTGCTAAATTTTATAAATCGTCCTCGTCGGTTGCTTGGATTATTCGCCTAAAACCTTTTTGCCTGCCGTACCATTTTTCCGCGTGTCTAACCATACTTACGCGCTCCCAGTCCGGCAAATCGTCAATCAGTTTGCAGATTTTCCGCGATAGGTATTTATATTCCTTATCCGACATATCGCGCCCCATTTGCTCGCAAATAAATTCGGCGGCGCATACCTTTTCGCGCAGCTCTACGCCCTTAGCGTCCAACGGGTCGGGGTTCTTTAACCACCTGCGGCGGTCGGCTATATCTCTGGTCGCCCAGTCCACCGGCAGTTTGGTATCTAAGAATTTTTGCAGCATTGCCACTATAGGGTCGTCGCTGTTGTCGTTGTATTCTTCTTGCCTCTGTCGTGCCTGCGCTTCCAGTTCGTCCGATAGGTAGAGTTTTTCGCCCTGCTTGTAATAGTGGACGGCCTCGGCCCAAAGTTGGTCGCGGTCGCGGTCTAACGCCTCCTGCCACTTCTTATATTTGCGCAGTGCAGGATTAACCGCCATAATCCAAAAGCGGCGGTTTCCGTTGTCGCCTTTGAGAAAAAGCACCTCGTTAGTAGTACCGCAGAAAACACACTGCCGGGGGTGTTCTGCCGTGCGCCTGCCGTATGCTGCGCGGTATATATCTACGCGCTTGGATAGGTAGGCTTTCACGCTTTCCACATCGCTACGCTTTATACTGGCTAATTCTCCCATTTCGATAATCCACGCGCGGCGCAGTTGCTCCATACCCTCTTTGCCCTCGGTGGTGGTTATGCTGTCATTAAACCACCTGCCGCCCATTTTGCCTAACAGCGTGGATTTTCCCACACCCTCCGGGCCGGTAAGGATTAGGCAGTAATCATATTTGCAGCCGGGATTAAACACACGCGTTACGGCTGCCGTAAAGTGTTTGCGTGTCATTGTGCGGTTTAGTTCGTTGTCCTCAGCACCGATATAGTCTATTATCAGTTTCTCCAATCTCGGTACGTTATCCCATTGCAAGCCGTTGAGGTAATCCCGGATAGGGTGGTAACTGTGGCGTGTAAGCACCGCCGTAAGCGCGTCGGCTATTTTCTCTTTGCCGGTTATATCGTAGTTACGTTCCAACCATACGCGCAAATTAGCGTCGTCGTTATCCGTCCACTGCGTAGCGTTCTTATTCCACGGCAAACCGCCTACAACCGCGTCCACGCCTGCAAACAAATCGTGGGTAATGCGCCCACGCAGCGCAGGGTCGTTTTCCAGTATTAGAATAATGTTGCCGATAGTACACTGCAATTTACCGGATTTGCTGTACTCTAATTCCGCTTTCCATTCGTCGCTGTAATCTTCCGGCAGTTCCACTTCGTCGAAATCTTTCGCAGCGGATTTGCTGCGCTCGCGCGACATCAGCAGTTTTACGTTTCTGTCTTGGCTCACCATTTCCTGCATAGCCATATACGACGGTTTGCGCGTAACGTCCAGTGCGCGGCTACCCTCATCTTTCGCGCCGTACAAATGAATACGGCAAAGGTCGAAAGCATTGCACAGCTGCCTACTTGCTGGGTCGGTTTCGTGGTGCGAAAAAGCAAATTTGCCCTCGTAGCAAACTAAACCACCGGCCACGCTGCCTAACTTGTAGGTATATCGCCCGTCGGTTCCGGTCGGTTCGTACTGGTCGCCTAAAAACTGCTCTATCGCCTCCTCGATAGAGTAAGCACGGCAAAACGCGCCTATTAGTCCGGGCTTTTCTGTCGGGTCGCCTGCTTTCTTAATTTCGTGGGCTATAACGTCGCCCTCCCTGCTTGATATAGGCCACGCGCTTACGTCCTTATAGTCCACGTACTGATTTAGTACAGCGTCCACGTTGCAGGCCGGGCCGTCTTGGTATTCAAAAACATACTCTGCGTCCTTTGAGGTACTGGGCCAATAGAATAGGCGCGGCAGTTCGTAGGTTGTATCGTCGAATAGGTCTATACCCAGTTCGGCGGCAATCTTTCTGCAAAGCGGCTCATATTCTGCCGGTGTTACTTGCCTGCTCAGTGGGAACACCAACCTATAGCGCGGTGTCTTGTCGCTGTGCTTATGCGTGCTGTATATCATTGCGGCAAAACTAAACGCCATTTGGAAATCTTCCCACACGTTCAGCGTGCCGTAGTCAATATCCAGCGTAGCCACACTGCGGTACATTACGTTTGTATTCTTACGTATTCCACCGCTTAGGTAGCCGCCGACAAAGCCGCCCACGTCTTTTACGTTGCTTTGTTCCTCTCGCGTCATACGCGCGTATTCGGCTGCTGTTTCCGCTGTGCGTTTGGTTTCGCTACAGCGTTCCAGCAGTTCAGACCATTGCCAGTGCCTATTACGCCACTTTTTAGATACGCGGCTGTGGGCTGTGGCTAAGTCTATCGTAAAATCATATTTCAGCTTTATTTTCATTGGTTACTATCGTATTAAAATAGGCGACATCTTCAGCATTGCAACAAATGATAATTTGTTTTGTACCTCGTAGGCATCTGCGCACGTAAACGCTGTGTGGCTTTTCTTCATTTTCCAAAAGCGCGTATAGTTTATCCATTTGCTTTGCTGGCACTACCGCCGACACTGAGCCGTTAAAATCTTTTTCGTCCATATCTTAATCCTCCGCTATGTGGTCTATACAGCCGTCCTGCTCATACTCTACCGGGTTATCGGTTAGGCTACATTCACCGCCTAAATAGGTGTGTATGCAAAGCGCGCAGTTACCGCATTTTTTTTGTTTATCGTCCATAGTTTTAACCCTCGAAAAAATCGCAATCTGCTAAGTATGTACTAAATCTTTGTTCTTGCTGGGCGAAATAGTCGTTATCTATTTCGCACCCGATAAACGAAAGCCCCATTTTATGCGCAGCTATTCGGCTGCTTCCACTACCTAAATGCGTATCTAAAATTTTATCGCCGGGTTTAGTGAACATTTCAAAAATCCATTCGTATAACTCTACGGGTTTTTGGGTTGGGTGTATTTTTCTAAACCGGGTATTTGGGCTTTTGTCGAATTTCTTAGTACCACACTTAAAAGACGTGTACGCTAATTCAAACTGCGAAAATGT